ATGGCGAAGCAAATTCCCGAACTGGAGGAATACAAGTACGGTTTTCGCGACGAGCATAAAGCGGTATACCAAACCGGCAAAGGCCTTTCGCATGAAATTGTAACCGACATTTCGCGCATGAAAGGCGAACCGGATTGGATGCTGGACTTCCGGCTGAAATCGCTGGATCAGTTTCTGAAAATGCCGCTGCCTCGTTGGGGCGGCAACTTGGACGAACTGGATTTCGACGATATCCAGTACTACGTCAAGCCGTCCGAGAAACAAGGCAAAACTTGGGAAGAAGTGCCGGCGGAAATCAAGGAAACGTTCGACAAGCTCGGAATTCCGGAAGCCGAGCAGAAGTTTTTGGCCGGCGTATCGGCGCAGTATGAATCGGAAGTGGTTTATCACAGCATGCAAAAAGACCTCGCTGAACAAGGGGTCATCTTCACCGACACCGATACGGCGCTGAAAGAATATCCGGAACTGTTCAAGGAATATTTCGGCACGGTCGTGCCGCCTACGGACAACAAATTTGCGGCATTGAACAGCGCGGTATGGTCCGGGGGCAGCTTCATTTATGTGCCGAAAGGCGTCAAATGCGAAGTGCCGCTCCAGGCGTACTTCCGGATTAATTCGGAAAATATGGGGCAGTTCGAACGGACGTTGATTATTGCCGACGAAGACAGTTTCGTGCACTATGTGGAAGGTTGCACCGCTCCCATCTACAGCACGAATTCCTTGCACTCGGCCGTAGTTGAAATTATTTGCAAGAAAAATTCGCGCGTCCGTTATACGACGATTCAAAACTGGGCGCCGAATATTTACAACCTTGTCACCAAACGCGCCGTCGCGGAAGAGAACGCTACGATGGAGTGGGTGGACGGCAATATCGGCTCCAAACTGACGATGAAATATCCTGCGGTGATTTTGAAAGGAAGAGGAGCCAAAGGTTCGGTATTGTCGATCGCCGTTGCCGGCAAAGGCCAGCATCAGGATGCCGGGGCGAAAATGATTCATTTGGCGCCGGAGACGACTTCAACGATCGTATCCAAATCGATCAGCAAACACGGCGGCAAAGTGACATACCGCGGACTGGCCTCCTTCCGCCGCAACTCCGAAGGCTCGAAGGCGAATATCAAGTGCGATACGCTGATTCTTGACAACCAGTCGACTTCCGATACAATTCCATACAATGAGATTATGAACGACAATGTTACTCTGGAGCACGAAGCAACCGTTTCGAAAGTTTCCGAAGAGCAGTTGTTCTATTTGATGAGCCGGGGACTGAGCGAAGCGGAAGCGACCCAGATGATCGTCATGGGCTTCATCGAACCGTTTACGAAAGAACTTCCGATGGAATACGCCGTAGAGATGAACCGGTTGATCAAATTCGAAATGGAAGGATCTATAGGTTAACCCTTGATATATAGCGGTTTGTGTGAGGAGTCAGACGCGCTTGCCCATGTTTTGCCCACATTATTTCGCGAGATAGTGGGCATACAGGTCGAGCGCGTCTTTTTCAATTTTCGTGGTGACGTGGAGGTATTTTTCGGTCGTCTTGATTGAGGAATGCCCAAGTCGATCGGCGACATACTTAATTGTCGCACCGGCCTCGAGCAAATGAACGGCATGGCTGTGACGCAATGCGTGCGGGGAGAGCTGCGGGAGACCAACCCGTTTGCAAACTTCTTTCATGTATTCGCGGACGACGTTAATCCTGAGCCAGCGGCCGTCCTGTTGGTGGAAGACCAAGTTGAGTTCGGACCGCTTATATCCGTACATCATGATCGTTTCTTTTTGATTGAGGCGGTACGCCTTCAGCGTATCGACCGTATGCTTGTCCAGTTTAATTGTGCGTATGCTGGAGCGGGTTTTTGGCGTTGTCACTCGCGGATCCGAGTTGAGCGGATAGATGAGCGTTTTGTCCACGCTGAGCGTGCCGTTCGTCAGGTCGATATCATTCCAAGTTAGTGCGAGCGCCTCGCCGATCCGCAGACCGGTGCGGGCCAGCAGCGTAAAAAGCGCTTGGTAATGGCGGGAATGCTGGTATTTCGCGTTCTTCACCGGAACACATGCAGCCAGGAATCGGTCCAGCTCTTCCACGGTGAAAAACTTGATCTTTCCCGCATCCTCGCTTTCGTCTTTACGAATCTTAATCTTTTTGATCGGATTGTCACGCAGGATTTGGAACTCGAGCACAGCGTCATTAATCGCGCTGGAGAATATGCTGTGAATCCTCCGAACAGTTCCCTCGCTATAGTGATCACGGAGCTCATTTATCCATCGTTGGTACTCGGTCCGGGTGATATCCTTGAGTCGATAGTTTCCCCAGCGGGGCAAGATATTCAGTCTGACATTCCGCTCCTGGACCAGATATGTATTCAGCTTTACAGCCGGCCGTTTGTATGTCTCAAGCCATTTCTCCATGTATGTAGATATCAACTCGTCACCATTCTCCGCAAAGCCCCGTTCCTCAATTTTCAGCTCTTCGGCAGCTGCAGCTAATTGAGCTTCTTTTTTTGTCGAGAACCCGCCTTTGGTTTTTTCACGACGTTTGCCGGTCCGGCGGTCTGTGTACGTGATCCGGTACTCCCAACCGTTGCCGCGTTTTCGGTATGATGCCACTCGATCCACACTCCTTAAACAGAATATATATTCGGTTTAATATATGTAAAAGGCAGTAGTTGGCCGGCAAGTGTTTATTCAAATGATTTCATTACGCCAAGCGGGTCAAAGTAGATGATATACTGATCGTATTTCACATACAGACCGTATTTTTGTTTGAATCGGTCAATTGCTGCCTGGAGGAATTCCTCGGTCACCCCTAAAAACTCGGCCAGTTCATGGCGGCCTGAGATACCAGCACGAGAAGCTTGTACGATTTTGGATAGCGGAACAAGGCGCTTGTAGGCCCATGTCCTGGCCAGCTTTTCTTGTTTTCGGTTTTCGATTTTACTCTGGTCCGTTATATCCCCTACAGTTTTATGAAAGTGTCCAAGCTCTTCAGCCAGGATGCAGGCTTTTTCAATGCGAGTTTTTATTTGATGCTTGTCCAACAAAATCAATTTCTTTTTTCTCGTCTCCACATAAAAGCCTTTCAGCGGAGCTGGCAATTCCGCATCGTCATGTACAGGAACAGGCGCTTCGCGCAGCAATTGGTCATAAAGCAAATTGCTATTCCTCCTTCGCGAGTGCGATCTTTACTGCTAATTTGATTTTTGCCAGCTGCTCTTCGGTCAACTTCCCTTCATGTCCAGCGCTGTGTGCAGCCATGGTGAGAATTTCTTCTTCGGATAGATCCTCGCGTCGAGTGGTGAGGGGTTGGGTGTCGACTTTTTTGTATTTCTTTTTCAACTCTTCAAGTAAGGATTCTCCACGTTCGAACAATTCATGAAGAGACATCCCTTCGACAGTTCCATGATCTGGATGATCGATATAAATTTTTTCATGACCATCTTCATTTTCGAAACGCAAGATAAAACCTGCTTCTTCGAATTGGTTATTAAATTCATCGAGAATCTTCTGTCTAATCGCTTCTCCTTGCCGCTCGCTAATATAACCAGCAGCTTCGAGAAATTTATCTTCATCGAAAATCCAATCGTGGGCGTTATTAGAGGCGATTTTTCGGACAGTTTCTAATGATGGTCTTTCATATCCCAATCCCAAACAAATTCTTAATAATTCATTGTGTTCGATCCCTGTGTCTTTTGCGAATTGCACAATTGTTCGTTCGCCTCTAGCAATATTCGTTAGATTGGTAAATTCGTTAGCATCGAAACCGTAAAGTACTCTGTTTATAGTGACTCCGAAGTAGTCCGCCACTTTCTGAACTTTATCAATTGACGGTGAACTCGTATCCCAGTTATAAATAGCCCCTTTTCCGAAACCTAGCTCACTCCCCAATTTAGGGATGGTGGTTCCAAACTGCTTACATAACAACTTTATATTTTCGACTAAAGACACAAAAAATCACGCTCCTATTAGAAAATTCATTATTAAATTTAGGAATTTGATGTTGACCATTCGTAAATTTTGAATTATACTCAACGTAACAGCTTAACTAATGGCAAAAAGGCAACAAAAAACTAGAGGTTCGTGTGAACCATTCTCAAAAATCGTCCCCCAACGATTTTATTTAAGTATGCCTTATGTACCGATATTAGAATATTTTCGGTCATGTGTCAACGGTTAAGTTGTAGGTTTTTACAAAATTTAGTGAAAGGAGGGACTGCGTGTGTCGATAGTTGCAAATATAAAGCTACTCTGTGATCGACATGAGACCTCGATTCCAAAATTGGAGAAAGAGCTCGGTTTTGGTCGTGGCACAATCTATAAATGGGATGCGAACGACCCAGGTGTAGATAAAGTACAAAGGGTTGCTCGACGTTTTGGGGTCTCAGTTGACTTTCTGTTATCCGGTCGAGAACGATGCGATTCGTTTACTCCTGAAACGATTATTAAGATTGCGAAGAAAAACAGGGTTAGTATCGGTGATGCAATCACTGTGCTTGACGAAGCAAAGGCAATAGTTTTGAGCGAATCGCTGGTAGAAATGGAGGAAGTAAACAAGTGAACAAGCCGCAAATTTTTAATCACCAAATGTTTGGTAATTTACCGGTAATCATTGACGATAATGTGGAGTTATTCGGAGCGACGGAAGCGGCAAGGGCTTTAGGATTTTCAAATCCTCACAAGGCAATCGACCATCATGTTGAACAAGAGGACTGTACAGTCCATACAGTCCTTACTGAAGGCGGCACGCAACAAAAGAAATTCATCAACGAATCCGGCCTTTACAGTCTGATCTTTGGGGCGGCCAAACAGGGCAACAACCCAGAGATCCAGGAGAAGGCAAGGCAATTCAAGCGATGGGTAACCGCTGAAGTCCTCCCCGCGATTCGCCAGCACGGCGGATATCTCACTCCTGCCAAGATCGAGGAAGTGCTGCTCAATCCGGATACGATCATCGACTTGGCGAAACGGCTAAAACAGGCAAATGAGGAAAAAGCCAAACTGGCCGCTCAGATCGAAGCTGACAAACCAAAAGTATTGTTCGCCGATTCGGTAACTGCAAGCAAATCGTCCATTCTGATCGGTGATCTGGCAAAGATCCTGAAACAAAACGGCTACGACACCGGCCAGAAACGCTTATTCGCTCAATTGCGGGATGAAGGTTATTTGATCAAACGGAAGGGCAACGACTACAACATGCCGACACAGCGTGCAATGGAAAAGGGGTTGTTCGAGATCAAGGAAACAGTGGTCACGCATTCCGACGGTCACATTTCCATTAGCAAAACACCGAAAGTTACCGGCAAAGGGCAAATTTATTTCATCAACAAATATGTCGGGAAGGTCGAGGCGTCATGACCGACACCATTAGGATCACTGATCTGCCAGAAGGAGGCGCTGCAGTCGAATACGACGGAGAAACGATCACTTACACGGCGGATGAAATCGCTGAAATGGAACGGGATTACAAAAACGCGTTACTACGGCGGCTGAAAGAGGGGTCCGCACATGCTGAAACTGCAAATTGACGAAGCTCAGGTTCGGGAAGAAGTGCGCCGCCGGGTAGCCGATTTGGTTAAAGAAGCCGACGCGGAGTTGGTGTTCTGGGATCGGAAAGAGCTGATGCGCCGAACCTGCATGAGCTGGAATTTTATCCAAGAGCAGTTTTTCTTTGACCCGAGATTCCCAAAGCACAAGGTCGGATCAAAGTGGTATTTCCCAGCACGAGAAACGAGAGAATTTTTGCTCAAATGGCTAAGTGAGCAAGGGAGGGCATGATCATGATCGCAATCCATCCGGTGCATCGCCGGCTCGCAGAGCTGCAGGAAAAAGCGGACCGACTCGGAGGTTACGATCGGCTATCGCCATTAGAACAGATGGATTTGCATCATTGTTTGCGGGTGAATGCCAAACTGGTCCGCCGGCTGGATGAGCTGAAGAATCTCGCGTTTATCGCACATGCAACGGGGGACTTTGCCTGGGAACAAGAGCTCTGCCGGCAGATCGATGAGCTGGAAGCCAAATTAATTTGAAAAGAGGTGTTTACCATGAACAACGTACAACGCGCTGCGGCTCAAATCAAAACCGCGATCGATCAGCTGCAGCTGGCCAAAGTCAATTTGAGGAAAGCTAGGAACGATCAGCATGTCGAGTTGGCGCGACAGCTGGCGCAACTGGAGGAACTCTATGATATTTTGATGGACCCGGAATGTACCCCGGAAATCGCAGAAGTCCAAGGTTAGGGTGGTAATTGTGAACCCATATGACTTCTATATCACGCCTGAGGAATACGCCCAGGCTGCAAAAAACGGAATACGTCCGGCCTTATTAGAAGTCAGAATCAGATCCCTGGGATGGCCAAAACAGCGGGCAATAACTGAACCACCGCAACAAAAAAAGCCGCGGATACCGCGAGAAATTGTTGAAATGGCGGAACGAAACGGAATAACCTACAACACACTGCGCTGGCGAGTGCATACGCTTGGTTGGGACATGGAACGAGCAGCCACACAACCGTTGCAGGACCGGAAGGCACAAGCTAAACGAGCATATGAGGCCAGAAGGAAGTACCCAGCGCATTACAAACGAATGGCTGAGGAAAACGGAATAAAAGAGAGTACGTTCCACAGTCGATTGAGGTCAGGATGGGATATTGAAACCGCTGCGACACGACCGCCGATGACTGGACGCGAAGTCGGCTTGATGACGAAAGATAAGCGGTCGAGGGGATTGGAAAAGATTTTTCGAAGGAGGTGAGTGCAATGCCAGAAGCAACGTTTTGGGTCCGGATGCTCTGTGACGGGGACCATCGCACCCAGGTCATCGAAGCGGCAGAAACCGCAGGGCTTCGTGAGTTTTTCACATCCCGGACGCTGGAAGAAGCCATTCGGGCCTATGAGATCGTTGAGGCTCGATACAAAGAAGCCCAACTCAGCGGCAACTGAGAAGGGCCACACAAGAAAGCTGTTATTTATTCATCATACCACAGATGGACCGAAAGGGGAAGAAAGAATGAAAGCAACCGGAATTGTTCGTTGCATTGACAATCTGGGCCGCGTAGTCATCCCAAAGGAGCTGCGCCGGACGCTTGGAATCAATGAGTTTGATCCACTGGAAATCTTCGTAGACGGTCAGAACGTTGTTCTGCGGAAATATGTGCCGGTTGATGCTTGTGTCGTTTGCGGCGATGTGAATAGAACCATCACGATCGAGTCGAAACCGTTTTGCGAACGCTGTGTCGGCTTGGTGGCAGCGGCACATGCGCATCAGCAGAAGGTGGTTCGGAAATGAGTCGTGATCTGGAGAAAGACCTCGCAATTTGCGGGTCGGCGACGCCGGGGCCGTGGGAGTATCAACTTGACGACCCGCATGTAGTGCAGGGCAAATATTGGTTCGTGCGCAGCCGGTCGGTAAGAAAGTTCGTCGCTGAATGCTGTGACGAAGACATCGCACGTTTCATCGCCGAAGCCCGCGAGGGCTGGCCGTATGCGATCCGGCGGGCGCTGGAGGCGGAGGCCGAGGTTGACCGGCTGCGCAACGAGCTGAACATCCTGCAGGAGCAGCTGGAGCAATGCTTCCAACTGTGAATCTTTTCAAGCACCAGAAAACCATCCTGGGAGAGCTCGCCAGGCGGACGTATTTCGCAGTTTTTGCCGAGCAAGGGACCTCGAAGACGCTGCCAATGCTTGTCCACGCACTGCGATTGTTCAAAGCCGGAGCGATCAGACACGCGCTTGTTATCTGTCCAAACTCGGTACTGGGGAGCTGGAGCCGGGACATCGAGCGGTTCTTCTCCCCGCTTGAGCGGCGCCTGTTCGAAAAATTTCTCACCGTCACTACCTATGACCTGATTTGGCGTAGGCCGGAGCTGGACCGGGAGTGGGACCTGATGATCCTGGACGAGAGCCATTTCATCAAGAACCGCACCAGCAACCGGTACAACGGTCAGATCAAAAAGGTGGACGGCAAACGACGGCGGGTCACAAACGGCATCAAGCAGATCTCCCGGCGGTCGAAGTTCCGGTACATCCTGACCGGCACGCCGATTGGGAACAGCCGTTGGGAGGAGATCTGGGCGCAGTTCGATTTTCTGAATCCGGACATCCTCGGACCCTATTCGCACTTTGAAAAGCGGTACTGCATCCTGGGGCAGTATTTCAAGCCGATCGCATACCGCAATGTGGATGAGCTCAAAGCCATCATCGCCGAGCATAGCATCTGGATCAGGAAAGCGGACTGTATGGATCTGCCCGAAAAACTGCCGCCGGAGCGCCTGACGGTGGAGCTGCAGGAAAAGAAGCTGTACAAGGAAATGTTGCAGAACTACATTGCGGAGCTGGACATCGAAGCGAAGAATCCGCTCAGTCGTCTGGTCAAACTGCGGCAGATGTGCAGCGGTCATATCCGGGACGAATCCGGAACGATCCACCGGCTGAAATGCGAGAAGCCCGCGGCGCTGGACGAATTTCTGGAGAACTGGGACAAGAAGCTCGTCATCTTCGCTGAATTCGAAGAGTCCATCGCGGACATCGTTCGCGTGCTGGATCGGCGAAAAATCCGCCACGTTACGCTTGACGGCCGGCAGAAGGATAAGCAGATCTGGAAAAGGTTCCAAACCGAGCCGGATCTGCAGGTCATCGTCTGCCAGTACCGATCGGCGGCGGCCGGCATCGACTTGTTCGCGGCGGATACGATGCTCTTCTATGAGCCGACCTTGAGCAGTCAAACGTTCGAGCAGGCTTGTGACCGTATCCACCGGGCCGGGCAGCGGGAGAAATGTAGTTACATCCTTTTCGAAACGAAGGGGACAATCGAGGTCAAAATTTGGGACGCGCTTATGCGGCATCGGGATTTCAACGAAACCGAGCTGCGGGCGTTTGTGAAGGAGATGAAGAGCGGTGGCCCCGCAAACCGGTGATCGATACCGAATCCCAGTTCCCAAGCGGGATGTCGAATTAAAAGCAAGAGGCAGCGGGCCGGTGACCACGTACTATCTGAGCCCTGAAGAAATACAGGCGAAATACGGCCCACCAGTGCCAGCGAAGCTGGGAGTAAGAGATCGTCTGGCGGTGTTTGATCAACGGCGCCAAATTGCAAAAACGATGAAGGAGGAAAAGCGAATGATCGCGCAATTGCAAGACGGACAAAGGGTAGCAAGCGCAGCTCCCTCAAAGATAGAGTTTTTACGGCAAATCGCCGCTGGGAAAACAATCAGCAAGATAGAAAGAGAATGGAACATGACGCCTGGTTCCCTATATTACTGGGTCGGGAAATGGAATCTCAAAGGCATAAAGCCGGATCGAGCCAAGCAGCTGCTTGATGAGATGAAACTGGACGGAGAGCTGCCGGAACAAAAGCCGGCTGAGATCAATCTCTCTGAAGCAATTGAAGCCACGGCAGAAAAGCTCTTCAATGCGGCGCCGGTAGCTATCGACCAGGAAGCTGATCCGGCAGCCCGGATCATCGCCGCGGAAGTGGAGCTTCATCGGCAAAAAGATGAGAAAATCGAACGGCTGACCCGGGAGCTGGAGGCAAAGGCCGCCCGGATCAACGAGCTAGAGAAGGTGGTAAACGAACTTGAAATGAAACTCGCTGATGTTCGGATCGAACGCGACGCCCTTCTCCAAACGGTTGAAAAGACCGTCGACGCTGATGTCACCGGTCACGACCCGGTCAACCACCCCGCGCACTATACCGCCGGCCGGATCGAGTACATCGACGCCATCGAATCCGCCACGGTGGGGCTGTCCGGCGGGCTAGCGTACTGCACCGGCGCCGCGATCAAGTACCTGTGGCGCTGGAGCCGGAAGAATGGTGTGGAGGACCTGAAAAAAGCCCGTTGGTACATTGATCGCTTGATTCAGGAGGTGGGCAATGGTGTCCAAACCCAATAAGCTTCAACTGATTCAGAAATACGCGAAGAAATTCGCGATTAACCCAAAAGCTAAACAACCAATTTTCGAAGGCGTTCATTATGCAGCGAACGGTACTGCTTATGTAACGAACCGTCAGTACATGTTGCGGATCCGAAATTCTCACGCTTTTGATAAGCCAACGACAATCCACGCTGTGACAGGCGTCCCGATCGAAGGAAATTGGCCGGATGTTGATAGAGTTTTCCCAAGCAACTTTGAAAATGAAATCACAATTGACCGCACTGCACTCGACAATCTTGTCTTGCGAGTTCGCTGCATGGCAGATGTGACATCCCGGCTAGACAAAAAGCGTCCGGTTGTCATACTCACAATCGATAACGGCGTTGCTTATCTTCGGATTCGCAACGAAGATTATCAAATCGAAGCACAGGCATTTTTCGGAAATGCCTCAAAATTTGAACCTTCCAAGCGGGCTCTTAATGCAGAGTACCTTTACACGGCATTGTCTCTTTTCAAAGATGCCAACGCCGACCAGGTTCTCGTAAAACTTCGAGACCCGCTGGATCCGATTCTTTTGACGGACGGGCAAGATATCGACGTACTAATTCTGCCGTATCGGGTGCCTGAACAATGAATGCGAACATCTGGATCTATGACTGCGAAGTCTTTGCCCACGACTGGATTTTTGTCGCTAAGCGGCCGGACGAAAGCGGCGAACGGGTGGTGTTGCACAACGACCCGGCGTCATTTCGATGGTGGGCTGAAAGCTTTGGGCGCGACGGAAACCTTATAATCGGCGGGTACAACACGAAGCATTACGATCAGTGGATCCTGAAGGCCATTTACGCCGGGGCCACCCCTGAGGAGATCAAAGAAATCAACGATTTCATCATTGCCGGCGGCAACGGCTGGGATCATCCGTTTTTCGCAGAAACGCGGTGGCCGCCCTGGACCAATTTTGATCTTATGGACGACATCCCGGTCCCGCTGCGCTTGAAAGAGATCGAGGGAAACCTTGGCATGGACATTGAGGAAAGCAGTGTTTCCTTCGACATTGACCGCCCGCTGACGGAAGCTGAGCGAAACGAAGTCATCAGGTACTGCCGCCACGATGTCGACGCGGCGATCCGGCTCTATCACGAGCGCAAGAACTATCTGCAGTCCAAAATCGCCGTCGGCGCTATGTGCGGGCTTTCGGCGGCGCAGAGCCTGCGCCTGACCAACGCCAAACTGACGGCAGAGTTCCTAGGCGCACGCGAGCCGCAGGTGGAGTGGCCGGACCGGGACGTCTACGAATTTCCCGACAACATCATTATCACGAAGTACCCGGACGTCATCGAATTTTTCGCGGACGTGGACCAAGAGCGGAAGCGGAAACTCAACATCGAGATTGCCGGTGTACCGCACACCATCGCCTGGGGTGGACTGCACGGTGCCCGGGAGTGCTACCTGGAGGAGCGGACGGAAATCCGCCGGATTTCCAGCCGGGACGTGACCAGCTATTATCCATCCCTCATGATCGTCAACGGCTATATGAGCCGCAATGTCCCGGACCCGGACGAATTCAAGCGGGTTTACGAGCGACGACTGGCGGCGAAGAAAGCCGGTGACAAGGCGACCGCGGACGCGCTGAAGCTGGTCCTAAACACCACGTTCGGGGCCATGAACAACACCTACAACAAGCTTTATGACCCGCGGATGGCGTTAGCGGTTTGTGTGTCCGGGCAGCTCTACCTGATTGACCTGATAGAGAAGCTGGAAGAAGTGCCGACGTTCCGCCTTATCCAGTCGAACACCGACGGGCTGATCATCTCCTACGACGCCGAGCACGAGGCGGAAATCGACACCGCGATCGACGAATGGAGCCGGCGGACCGGTTTCGGGATGGAAGCGACCGACGTCGAGAAGATCGTCCAAAAGGACGTCAACAATTACGTCCTGCGGACGACCGGCGGCGACGTCAAAGTCAAGGGTCCCTATCTGGCTGTTCTCGACGCTCCGCGGTGGCGGCAGAACAGCATGACGATCGTTGCCAAAGCGATTGTCGAATACCTGCTGAACGGCATCGAACCGGAGGCAACGATCAACGCTTGTGACGACATGGAGCAGTTCCAAATCGTCACCAAAGCCGGGAGCACTTACGACAAAGTCATCTGGCAGAGTCAGGCCGGTGAGGTCGAGGTGCAGAATGTCAACCGAGTATTCGCCAGTATTAACAAGGACGCCGGCACGCTGTACAAGGTCAAGCTGCCAAAGGCGCCCGGCGAGAAGGAGCGCCGAGATAAGATCGCCGACCTGCCGGAGCATTGCTTTATCGCAAACCGATCCGGATACAAAATCGGCATGGTCGACAAGCAATTTTACATCGATCTCGCGCAAAAGCGCATTAATGACTATCTGGGCATTAAGCCCGAGAAACCAAAAAGGGAGAGAAAAAAGACGATGGCTAAAACCAAAACGACTGAAGTAACCTCTACGGAAGTCAAAGATGCGGCTTCAGGATCCGGAGATCCGCGCATCCTGCTTTATCAGAAACTCTGGAAGCTGCAGCAACTCATGGACGCTTTTGACTGGACAAAGGACGGCAAGAACCGGCATCAGTCCTACGAGTACATCACGGAAAAGCAATATAAAAACAACTTCAAACGGGCGCGGGCCGAAGCTGGGCTGCTGTGGAAGATGGAAGAGGTCGGACATGAGTTTGTTGGAACGATCAGCGACAAGATGCATCTGGTGCTTACCAAATTCCGCGGCCGGCTGATCGATCCAGACACGGGCGAATTCGAAGAATATCTCTTCTCCGGCTCCGGCGCCGACAACGGAGATAAGGCGCTATACAAAGCGTACACCGGCGGGTTGAAATTTTATCTGGCCTCCAACTATCTTGTCGCCGAGGGCAACGATCCCGAAAACGACGAGGCCGAAATGCGCAACGTTAAACCGGCTTACGTGCCGCCGGAACGGCGCGAAGAGATCCGCGATGCGATCACCAATCAGGACGAGCCGGCCACGGAGGAGCAACTCGAAGCGATTGCGCTCGGCATCGAGGCGCTCCAGGAGGCCGGCGTGGATGAGGATACGATCAACGGCTTCACGGAGGCATTGCATGGCGATATGACCAAAGCGGAAGCAGAAGCAATGCTTGACATGATCACGGAGCTGGTGCCGGCATGAATATCAACCTGCAAACCAAAACGATCACGCTGCCGGAAAAGCCGAAGAAAATCCGCAAGATAACCGGCACGCGGCTGGCCCCGATTCTGGGGCTCAGCCCGTGGTCCACCGAGTTTGAAGTCTGGTGCGACATGACTGGCGTCTACAAGAAACCGTTCGAAGAGACGATCTACACGGCTGCCGGCAAGATTATTGAACCGAAAGTCATTGCTTATCTCAACAAGCGGTACGCCTTCGGAAAGTTACAGACGCCGGCGCAGTACTTCGGCAACCAGAAGCGTTACGAGTGGGACCATTTCCCGGACGAGCCGATCTTCGGCGGCCTCTGGGACGCGCGGACGCCGACGGCGATCTGGGAGCTCAAGACAACCAAGCGGGTCGAGGACTGGTACAAAGGCGGGCAGCTCGCGCCGCCGGAGTATTACAAGCTGCAAGGTTCGCTGTACGCTTATCTCTCCGGGCTTGACGAGTTTCGGATGGTGCTGACGATCCTCACGGACAAGGACTACGAGGCGCCGGAGAAATTCGAGCCGACACCGGAAAACACGATCGTCAAAAAATACAGCGTGTCCGCGGAGTACCCGAACTTTGCCGCGCACCTGAACCGGGCGCTCGAATGGTACGAACGGCACATTGAGGGGCTCATAAGCCCAGTCTGGGACGACAAGAAGGACAAGGAGATTATCCAGGCGCTCACGACCGTGCACGTCCCGCAGCCGGCCGCCGGCGAGGAAGGGGACATCGTGGCGGAGTTGATCAGCCGGATCGAGCCGCTGCAAAAGCAGGTAGATGCGGCCAATGAGCAGATCGCCGAAACAGAAAAGACCCTTAAGCAGCTAAAGGATCAACTCAAGGCAGAGCTAGAGACCCGCATGAGCGAAAGCGACAAGAAGATTCAAGCTGCCGGCAAGCTGTACATGTTCGAAGTCTCGAAAACCGCCGCAAGCGGTGTGGATACGGACCGACTTAAGAAAGACGGTCTGTATGACAAATACAAAAAGCAAGGTTTCACAACCAAAATCACGATCAAAAGGAGCGATGCTGTATGAAACGCAAACTGGCTGAAGGTGGATTTCAACCGATCCCGGAGGGTGAGCAAGTCGTTCGCATCAAGGAGATCGACGAATCCGATTACGAGAAATTCGACAAGCTGGTCGTCACGATCGAAGATGCTGCCGGCCGCACGGCGCGGGTAAATTTCAATTTTGTCAACGGCGACGGTATGCCGAACGATACCGCGGAATTCGTCTACTCCCGGATGGCCCGCGCTGCGATGGGCGACGAGACACTGGACGAGGTGGATACCGCCGATCTGATCGGAAAGTTCGTCCGCGTCGAGATCCAGCACACGGAAGGCTCGAAAGGCGGCACGTTCGCGAACGTCAAGAAGTGGATCGGTCCCGGCGAGCCGTTCGAAGTCAAAAAGACGGCCGGCGGCAGCGGCAAACCGTCGGGATCCGTCAAGAATGCCTCGTCCGGGGAAGCGCCAAAGAAGAAATCGGCCGCCGAGATCTTAGCCGAAATGAAGGCGCGGAAGGCTGCGGGGAAATGAGAGAGAAGCAGCTGCAGGATGCGTGCGTCGAATACCTCACCGAACGCGGTATCTACCACATTGTGACGCACGGCAATAGCTGGGAGCGCCGAGGGAGGCCGGACATCTATCTCTGCTATAAGGGCCGGTTTGTCGGCGTCGAGCTGAAGAAAGGGTCGGGGGATTCTCCGACCCCTCTTCAACAAAAGCATCTCAGGGAAATTCGCGAAAGCGGGGGAATCGGCGTATGGCTCACCAGTCTGGACGAACTAAAAAACCTGCTGTCCTCGATCGATTTAACGATCAACCCATCTTCATCCGATTAGATGAGGACAAGGAACCCGTTGATAAAAAGATCATTCCCTTGCCGCGGTACACGCTTCACGACATTAGTGATTTCCCCGGAATCGGGCTGGACGTGCCGATGCCGTATGTTGTCGTGGATATTGACGAAGCCAACCAGGCGGAAAAGCTTACCCGACTGGTATTGGAAGAGGGAATCAGATGCCAAATCATGCAGACGACCCGTGGGCGGCATTTCTGGTTTGCCGTGGGGGAGCCGGTCAAAAACAGTGTCAAGGCAACCACCGGGATCGGTTTGGTGGCGGATTACCGCAGCTGGGGCAAAGATCTCTCATACGTTGCGATCAAACATCTTGGTGAGTGGCGGGAGTGGCTTACAGATTTCGATTGGGATGAGCTCGACGAGCTGCCTTGGTGGCTCCGACCGCTCCGGCAGAGCCGGTGGCGCTTCTGGGAGATGGGCGATGGAGACGGGCGCAACCAGGCGCTTTTCGAATATCAGATATTGCTCGCAAAGCGCGGTATCAACCATGAAGACGCGACGGAAGCCCTGCGTCTGATCAACAAGTACGTATTTCGGGAGCCGCTGCCGGAGGATGAGCTGCGGACGGTGACGCGCGAGGAAGCCTACCCGGAGATGGACGATGCGATGCCGGGCGTCGATTTGGACGCACCCTGGTTCACTGAGAAGGGAAAATTTCTGCATAACGCAATGGGAGACGTGCTGATTGACGAAATGCACATCATCAGTCGGCACGATCACCTCTACGTATACAAGGATGGTTATTACCAGCCGGGGGAATACGAAATTCTTCGGTCAATGATCGAGAAGTATCCGACGTCGAAGCGCAGCGAGCAGAACGAGGTTTTGAACTACATCACGATCCAGCGGCACATCGACAATCCGCCGATGGAAGAGTACGTGATCAATGTCAAAAACGGGAGACTCGACCTCCGAACCGGTGAGTTGCATCCGCACACGCCGGAAGCCTATGACTTTCAGCAGTTAAACGCCGTTTACAACCCCAGCGTCTACTATGAACCGATCGATCGCATGCTCGTGCGTGTGTTCTGCGGGGACTATCAGCTTTATAAGCTGTTCGAGGAAATGCTCGGGTATTGCCTGATCAAAAACTGCCGCATGCAGAAGATCTTCATCATGTTCGGTGATGGCAATAACGGGAAATCAACGCTGCTGCGTATGATCTGCGAGTTCATCGGTGACGGTAATTATTCAACGCTCTCGCTGCAGGACTTGGAAACAACCTTCCGGCCGGCGGAGTTGGAGAACAAACTCGTCAACCTGGGCGACGACATCCCGGCGACGACGATCAAGGATTCCAGCCGGTTAAAAAGCATCTCGTCCGGGGAGCGGATCACGGTCGAGCGCAAAAACAAGGACCCATTTATTTTGAAAAATTACGCGACGATGATCTTTACGACCAACAAAATGCCGCTGGTCAACGATAAATCATTCGGGTTCTACCGGCGCTTGATTCTAATCCCGCTGGATGCGAAATTCTCGAATACGGACCCGGACTTTGACCCGGATATCACGCAGAAAGTCGTCTCAGAGGAAGCCCGAAGCTATCTTTTGAACATGGCGATCCGCGGATTGCGCCGGTTGCTCAAGAAGGGCTTCACGCGGTCGGAGAAGGTGGAGAAGGCGATCCAGACATACAAGGTTCAGAGTTCTCATACGTTGACTTGGCTTACGGAAAATGACATTACCGAAGAGTATTTGCGTTCGAAACACACTGGGGAGTTGTTTTACGAATTCAAAATCTGGTGTGAAATGGAGGGAATCGAAAACGTTCCGAGACAGCAAACTTTCACGATGGATATTCAACGGGAATTTGATTTTCAACTTTCGAAACAACAGCGCGATCCGAAGACAGGTCGAAAGTGCCGCTACTTTGTCCCGTCGTCCCGTCAAGAAAACGAAAAATTTTTGAAAAAGTGAAGGGACGAAGGGACATCTTGTCCCGTCACTTTTTCCGAAGGGACACGACGGGACAGCGACGGGACAGACCTGAACCCGCGCCATTACTGGAAAAATTGAATTTTGTCCCTTCGTCCCTTCTATCTTTCTTCTCTTATATGCACGTGACGCGCGAGTAAAAGAAAGAAAATAAAAAGAGAATTAAAAAAGGTGACGGGACAAGGACGACGGGACAAAACAAGAAAGGATGTGCGGAGAAGATGATCCCGGAAAAAGATCGAGGAAAAGCGATATTAGAAATCCTGCTCGGAAAAGGGATCCCCGTTTACGTTGACTATATATTCCAACAAGCAGAATTACGCGGTGTTTCGAGAACGACTTTGAAGGCGCTGCGAGCGGAGATGAACATTCAATCCGCCCCGATTTTCAAAGACGGGAAAAACGTCGGACAAGTTTGGTTTCTTACGCCCGGGAGGGAGAACGAATCATGAACCAGAAACCCCACCGCCAAATCAGACATAGCAAACGCGTATCGAGCGAGACCGGCGTGGCGATCACCGCGCCGGCTCCGCCGATCAGACGAGCGACGTACCAGGAGCGGATCGACATCATTCGCAAGGTGTTGGCTGCGTCGCCGCCGGCTGAGCGGAGAAGGATGCTGGCTGAAATCGTGAGGGAGGAGCTGGAAGGATGAGCAAAACGATAAACGAGCTGGTGCGTGAAGCGCACGAAAATGCTATTGCTAAAGGTTGGTGGGAAGAGCCTCGGAGCTTTGGAGAGTTGATCGCTCTGTGCCACTCCGAGCTGTCGGAGACGCTGGAAGATTATCGGGCGGGGCACAAGCCGGACCAAATGTGGTACGAGCTGAAAGGGGCCATCGGAGCCCTATCAGCTAATGAGCAAGTAACGCCCGAATGGAAGCCCTGCGGCATCCCGTCCGAGTTGGCGGACGTGGTCATTCGGATCTTCGACATGTGCGGTCGGTACGGCATCGACCTGGAGCGAGCAATCGCAGAAAAGATGGCGTACAACGCGACCCGACCGCATCGACACGGTGGAAAGGTGTTGTGACGGGTATGAAACTTGTCATGCTGTGCTGGAATTGCGGGAAGGAGCATGAGCCGCGGGTGCTCTCGTCTTTCGACGGCCCGTACAAGTGCGAATGCGGCGGGTACGTGGTGAGCCCGAGCGGTAAGGTGCAGCTGAAAAGAGTGCGCGAGCCGGACACGACATACCTCTGCAAACAATGCGGCCCTGGCGCGGAGCTGGTGGCGGTAGCTGCTGAGGAGACGGCGTATGGAAATGACTGTCCGAAAGGAGTGGCGTCCAAATGAAACCAGGATGTGGGAAGTGTTTTAAAGTTGCTGAAAGGAACGGCAATGAATATATCTGCCCATCATGCGGAGATGTGGTTGCGCAGATTCCAACGTCGTTGAGCGTTGAAGAAGAAAATCAAATGTTAAAAAAGGTAGTCGAGTCCTGCGTGCGAATCATCAACGATCTGGAAGAGGATTGCGAAAAGTATTTCGACCAGCGAATTAGATTGATCGAGTGCTTGCTATTTTACGAGCGTCTAGCACGCGCCAGAGAGGTAAACGACGGAGGTCGCAGGGCCAGAACATTGTTGGCAGAGATCGGGGTGACGGTGGGTGAGCTTTAAACCAGGTCAAAAACTTGTGTGCAAATCAACTGGAGTCACGGGGCATTTCGTGAAGCAGTTTCGAGCTACCGGTATTGGAGAGATCGTACTTGTCCGAGTACCAGATGGGAGACTGTATCGGGCACCCTTGTCGGATTGGGCGCCAGTCATCGATGAATCCCAAGTATACGGCAACAACTGCCGCGACGGGAGGTGTGAGTTTTGAGCGATACGATAAGCAAGAGCAGACTACTCGAAGCGATGGAGTCCGAGCAGTTGCGTTTAATGGGTGAGCATCAGTCTGTCACCGGATATCACAAGCGATATGTGACGGGAAAATACGACGGTATTGCGTGGGTGGAGCGAAGAATCCGGTCAGGCCAGTTTGACGTAGACGGTTGGATCAGCGTCAAAGAGCGGCTACCTGAAATCGGCGATACTGTGCTGGTGTACTATCGGCGCGTCGACTATAGGGGAGCGGATATCATGCGATACATTGGCCGCTGGCTGACTGTTGATCCATTGGTGGAGGTCACCCACTGGATGCCGCTGCCGGTGTCGCCGAAGGAGTGATGACAGAGTGATCATCGGACACAAATACCGCCCGGTCGTCACAGTCCTCAAAGTCAAGAAAGGCGTGCCGACCGTGATCCGCGTGTCCGGGCGCGAGTACGTGCTGCGGTCGCCGGATCAGTTCAACCAGAGAAGACAGGGGGCGGTGCATCGTGGCAGAGCGCAATCTGATCACTGAACTCATCACCCAATACAGTGCCGGCATCCGTCATCTCGACCGCTACCGCCGGTCCCTCGATCGCACCGACCCTGACCAGAACGACGAGGCCCGTACCGTCTCCGGTATGCTGTCGGATATGCGGTATGCGCTGGACTGGATGCGCCGAGGACGCCGGCCGGGGAGCCGGAGAGGAGCGGAGAGACACGACATATATCGCCGCCGGGAGCTGCTGGCGAGCGCCGAGCCGATGACGGATGACGAGCGGCGGAAGCTGCTGGACTGCGTGGCCGTGATGACCGAGCGCGAGCTGACGTGTTGGCTGCTGCATATGGCGCATGGGTTGACTTATTCTCAGATCAGTGATAGATTGGGGGTATCGAGAGCGAGCGTTCAGCGATTCGTTGAACGTGCGCGGGAC